CATACCCATAAGAATTTCACTTATTTTTATCTGTCAGACGAGTGTGGGCGTTCTTTCGACGATCTATCATATTTGTATCAAGTAAAGAAGTATTTGCCTTGCACGAACCTTTTCAGGTATTAATATGGGAGTTTATATCAATTGGTCCGATATGAAACACAGTAGGTTCATGCACGAAAGATGGACACGTCTATCTGATGCTTGTGCCTTTGTGTCATATGCTTTGTCTTTGGATCTTTCCAAGGCAAGCTCGTTGGAACTTATAAAAAGTAAGTTCACTGAAATAACAGGTAAATGGTCGATGGAAAATCCATTCATTCACCCTAGGCGTCGTTTTCCGGCCGAAGTTTCCAAATATGGCACCGTGGCGCTTTGGGTGAACTTTGATGACTCTCCGTTGTGTGTTGCGGCGGAGAGAATTCTCACTGGTACCGATGGCGGTATCGCTATGAACGCATCTGCTGGGTCTAGACGCGACACTGTTTCTGAAGGAAAAACTCCAGCAGATAAAAAGATAGGCACTGACGAGGCCACATACGGTCTTCACAAGACATTGGGTGTTCTAGCCACGATGTTAAAGAGTAGATCTCTATATTACGATTTGGACAAGTTTGAAAAACAAGAGGGGTTAACGTGGGGGGACAGCCTTCCTTCGACTTCGACCAAATAGCAATTAACGGCTGACGAAGTACAGCGTCGTATTTCGTCAGCCAAAGTTGCGGGCCTGTTTCCAGGTTACGGTCCTGAGTGGGAAAATCTTCCGACTCCACACCCTCCCGAACGTTTTAGAGATTACGACTTGTTGTCAAAGACAGAGATAGACGCCGCTTTAGAGGCTATGGTGAGTGAAGTGCCGACTGAGGATAAAGAGAGGGTGATTGAAGAAAAGATTGCCGAGACACAGCAGGACGACAAAGATAATGAGTGGTTAGTCATTTTATTTACTTTGCTAGCTCTGGTTGTGGGTTCCGGTAGTTTATTCTTTGCACGGGCTAAGTTGAAGCAATTTCTACTGAAGTTGAGAGGGTCGTTATTTAAACGTGACGGTCATCCTCGCAACGATCCAGGTTTTTCCGGCGAGTGGCCATCCGCATCGTCTGGTGAAATTTCTTTGCAAGAGCTAAATATACCTTCATCGAGTACACAAGTAGTACAGCCGATCTCCCCCCGTGTTAGGGATATACTTAACGATCAACATCTGGATGTAATGTACGCTTTTCGTAATGGTTTGGCGTATAGCTCCGGATTGCACGGTACTACAGACATATTCTTGGAGTTGAGCGATGTCCTGCGAAGTGCTACAAATCTCAGTTCGTTGTTGGAAGGCGAGTACCTTCCCGGGGTTACTCTAAGACCGGAATCGGTGTATCAACTCGAACATGAGCTGGAGATTTCCGTACTTCAAAAGACGTTAACTATAGAAAAACTCAAGAACGATATCGCCTTAGAGCGTCTGCGTAGTGAGTTGGAGACGGTGAAACTCAAGACCGATGCTCAAGCCCAAGAAGAAATTAATAGTCTTGCTATACGGGAGCAACGTTTGAAAGCTGAGACTGCGGAGTTCTCTAAGAACAAGGAGGAGGCTCTAACAAAGTTGGCTCAGATGGATGCTGATACCTACCAATTGAGACAAGATCAGGCTAAGAACATGAACGACAGGTTGTTGGAACTGAGGAAAACCGAAGTCGAGCAACAGCCACAAATGCTGGAGCGATTTGCTCACACGGGCATTACAAGTGCAGCCAGTATCACCGGTGGATATCTTATGGGTAGGGTTATGCGTGGTCCAAAGATGAGTGCGTTCTCCGCGGGGGTTCAGGGGGCTTCTAATTCTGGCATAAGCGACATTAGTAGAGTACGCGCTAATTCTGGTTCTGTGTTGAGTGGTTCTAGAGCTTCAGTGGCTGCTTCAGTTCCTGTTAATCCGGTAACACCCAGTGTGACTTCTGGTAGTCGTCCGGGCACAAACGTTTTCACGATTAAAGATCTTGGTAGTGCTAGATTGCATAGTCCACTACCTTTTTCACCTGCAGGATGAGTGATTGGGCCACGGAAAACCCCAACGACTTCTTCGCCGTTCTTGAACGGTCATGTGTCGCTGCTGGGTTTTCGTGGACTGGGGCGCGTCCGCGTGCCTTGAGTTTCGATGATCTTGTTAAGTCTGGTGCTCTAGTCAATTTACAGTCTTTGTTAGATTCTGAGTCTTTTTCTAACTGTGTTAGAACTGGTGATATTGCGGCAATTAAGAGTGACGTGTTGAAGAAATTGGACGGGAAAGGTTGGCAGGCCAGGTGTGGTCTCGTGACTGGTGTTGCTGGCTCTGGTAAATCTACATTAATCAAAAACTTGTTAACCTCAGGTGAAGGGAAGGTAGTCCTAGGACTCCCGAACTCCGCACTACTGAAGGGTGTATTTTCGGGTTGCCCAGACACGTTTTTGATTGATGATTTGTATACTAGCGAAGTTCACCTTCAGCGTTACCAAACTTTGCTTGTTGACGAATTTACCAAAGTTCATATGTGTGAGGTTATGTGTCTTTGTGTTGTGTTAGGTGTTAAAAACTTGGTGTGTTTTGGGGATTTCTCGCAGTCTCTCAATTACAAAGCAGGTTCTGTGGTGAACTACGGTTTGCCAGTCCTTGCTAAGTCTGATACATCTAAGCGTTTCGGGAAGAAGATTGCAGATCTGATGAGTGGATCAGGCTGCGGTAATGTGCAGGGTTCTGCCTCTGTGGATGATAACGTCTCATTTGAGGATCTAATGGGTAAGTTAAGAGACATGTCTACAGTCTTAGTGGCGTCTGAGGAAACTCAGAAGGAACTAGAAGATTGTGATATTGACTCCTTTCTATGGTCAACGGTTCAGGGGCAGACTTTCGACGTCGTCGAAATAGTTTTGTATGACGAATACGATGACGAACTCATTTGCGATTCTAACATTCGGACGGTATTACTCAGCAGAGCCAGAAAGGCAAATGTGTTGCGGTTTGGACCTAATATCAGAGCTAGATTTGAAAGTGGAAATTTCGGGTGTGGGGCTAAAGATTCTTCGTATTCCGGTGATACGTTGAGTGAGGAAAGATGAGCAGAGAGATTCGTGCTAGGGAGTCTAACACCAAGTATATAGTGTTAGGTGTTTGTGTTGTTGCGTTCATTTGTTTTCTAGGGTTCAGTCAGCAAAAGCATGCCACACATTCTGGGGACGGTGTTGGTGTTCCTAGATTTGCCAATGGAGGTTCTTACCGCGACGGTACACGATCCATGAGTTTTAATAGTAATAATCCTAACGCTTACGGATGCAAATCCGAAGGGTTTTTCGGAGGTTTTGAAAAATTGGGTTTACTGTTATTAGCTCTAGGTATCGTTCTATACTGTGCTGGTGGATGCTCTGGAGGTGGTCACGTGTGTAATGGCGGTTGTTGTAAGGTTTGATGTGTCTTTGTGTGTGTTATACATTGTGTGTGGTATAGTAGTAGTTTGTGTTGTTCACTCACCGGTGTTTCAACATCCCAAGCCCGTGTCCGGAGTTGGTAGTGCTGTATTTTTAGGTGATGGTTATTACTCTGACCAACACATGACCGCCGTATTTGGTAATTTCGATGCGAGTCGTGTCAACAACGAACATATTGCTACCATTGCTAAGTCCGAACATGTGGTTGATGTGGTGTCGGGTATGAGGGAATTCGTTGCGGCTGTGGCACCTACTTTGGTGTTTACTTGTCTAACGCTCTTGTTTGCTCAACACATTCGAAACATAGTGGGTTCTTGGTTTGCTTAAAGTTTTCCGTAGTATTATTATGGGTGGTGTTTCTGTTTTTGTTGAGGGTGATTGTGTGTTTTCTATTAGTTGTGATTTGCCAGTTGCTTTGGCTTACTGGCCTAGAATTAATTATGTCAAGGTCTGCAATGCTGTTTGTCTGCACGGGCAAATTCCGAATTCGTTTCATCTGAATCTGGTTTGTAACGAGTGTAAGAATTCGTGGCGCGTGAAGGTGAGAACTGGATTGCACACCTTCCTTGTTGATGGAGGATTCTGTAGGGTAGCCAACTCTAAGACGGTGGAAGGGATGTGTTATCCCTGTCTGGGTCATGAGACTAGGAGTGAGGTAACCCCGGGAATGTTTGAGGTTTCTATCAATAGGGTAAAACTATCTTAAGAGGTTATAGTTAGCATCAGGGGCCATATCACAGGCCTCCTATCGGGTTACTCCGAGGGTTGTTGTGATGTTTATTGCTTTGTGTAGCGTTTCTTTTATGTAGTGTTTGTTTAGTGTTTATTTTAGTTTGTTTAATTTAAAATGGTTTTAATGTACTGACTGGGTGTGAATTGTACCAGTCCTTGTAGGGTT